TCTTTGTAGGCTTCCATTTGAGCCATGCATCGTTTCTTTTACAGAGATATGGAGCGTCCACAGTTTTTATGACGATGCCTTCGTACCCGGCCTTAACGGCATCTTCGGCAAAACGGCGCATGACATCATGGCCTTCGGCGGTGTCTAGATCCACTTCTAATCCCGGCATCACTCGTAAGCAGTCAGTTTCTTTTAGCTTGGTAGCGGCACGATCNAGGNTNNCTAGNCGCTTGTATTGCTGGGCGTTACAATACCCACGCTCAAAATCATCCAAGGGAACTATATCAAAGATGTAGTATTTCATACCGTCGGTTTTGGCGTCACTCTTGCGATGTGCTTGTCGCATGAGTTTTTGGAAGCTCTCCCCAACGATTTCGCCATCGAGAACAAACTTGCCGCCTGAATTAAGACCGTGCCGGAATGCAGAGTGCCGGAATGCAGATCTATTCTCTTCGATAGCTTCGGCAATCTGGGGAAAATTGTCAAAGGCTTTGCCATTGCGACTGTAAAGGTTCACAGCGTTGCCGCTGACCACAGCCAGTACACGCACACCGTCTAGTTTACATTCAATGCGTTTACGACCTCGCATCTTATTGGGATGATCCTCAGAATCCTGGGCCAGTTGGCAAGTGAACACCGGTATGGCCCACTGGGTCTTACCGCAGATCTTGTTGACCGTTTTTTCGCTAACACCACAGCGCAGGTCTTTGATCAGTACACGGCGAGCCAAGCCATTCCATTGTTCTGAATCAAACTGTTCCATCATATCTTCGATGGCACGACGTGCGTTACCACCAGTGACGGATCGAGTGCGAAGGCTCTCACACAGTCCCCAGAATGCAGGCCAAGGATTTGGTTTGTTGACAAATTCTTGACTCTCCGGAACTTTTTTAACACCATACACAAAGTAAGGATTCAATGCCAAATAGACATTATACAAGAAACATTGAGCATTGGCAGATCCAAGATTAGCCGCCATCAGAGCTTTCTCGATGACTTTTTCTTTGTGTATACGAGAGTCTGAGCTCTCTAAATCTTTGATCCAGTCTGCCGGCATGTGACCATTATAAACCTTCTCGTCTGTTGGATCAAACACTTGATCCTGCGTTCTAACTTGTGACATACTATTTAACTCCCAGTGGCGAGCCGTAAATGCCCAGGTTTATCCGTGATGGGAGTGAATGACTCGATGAAGGTGTGATGACCGTCGCCTGACTCCTGGATGGCTGCATCCGCGGCAACATACAACGATGCCCAAGTTGATCCCAAGATAGGTTCGACTACTTCGCCACCTTTGCCCCAGTGTTCGTCGTAGACCACGTAGGCTGCATCCTTGTAGGGATGATCCTGACCTAGATCTTCCACTTCGTAGAGGCTCCAGGTGGTCTTTAGACCCAGTCGCGATCTTACATCGCTATAATGATCGTGCTTGTGTTCGAATGAACGACGGTCCTGTTCGTATGCACCTTTCAATGCCACCTTGCGGATACGTTCTACCAACTCCTCTACACGAGGGTCATTGATACGACCCAACTCCCAAAGGGTGTTGTGCAGGACTTTGAATTCTTCTGCGGTCAGTGTAGGCGAGCAGTTCATTGATTTTCCTCCAGGGCTTGTAAACGTAGATATTCTTGGTTGAGCTCGGCGATGCGTCGCTCATTCTTTGCATTGGTTTCGAGGTCCAGTTCGCCGCGCACTTCGCAAAGCATGATCAGTTCTTCGATTACTTCGTTCAAGGTTCTCATTCGTCAGCCTCCACGCCAAGTCGGTCATAGTATTGATTTAGGATATGCTCTAGGATACCAGTCTGATCTATTCTGCCAGCACGTTCGCGGAGCATCTCCAGCACTTCGCGGTCTGCATCGGTGATGGTAACGGACACAGTGACATCGGGATTGGGATTGAGCTCACTCATCTTCGTCCTCCTCAAATTCAAGATAACCGTTGATACGAGCCATGTCTGCCACTTCATCTTCGCTCATGTAGTTCATGCAATCTCTGGCGACCTGTTCCCAGGCCAACACACCTTGCTCGGCCAGCTCTATGACTTGGCGAGTGGCTTGACGAGATTCATTGGCCATTATCGTACTTCCTCGTGAGTCATCATGTATGTGCTGGCCTGATCTATGCACATCTGTGCACCACGGATGTCATCCATGCTCAATAACTCCTGGGCATCGCTCAGGATCGAAAACGCACGGCCTGCATCAGTCTCAAAGAAATCTCGATCGTCGCCGCCGAACCAATCTGAGATTGCCAGCTTTGCGCGATTCACGGTCTGTCGGGCTTCTTCGACATCATCATGATTGGCTGAAATCCAGGCATGTTTTAGTAAATCTGATACCACGCGGAATCTGCTCCGGCGTGGTTGATATGATGCCAAGGCTTCGCGCACTTGCTCTACCGTGGCACCATAGGCACGGATCTGCCATTTTTGTTGCTCGGTGAGTTGATCGTAAACAACTGTGGTCATTATGCTGTCTCCCGGAGTGCGCGAGCCAGTGTCTCGTTCTTCTGTTGCTGGGCTAACCGATAAAGTCGTTCGCGGTAGGCCGCACGTCGGGCCCGGGGTAGTTCGCCAACCAACTCGGTCACGATGCTCTGGAGAGCACCGGCCGCATAGGCATAGGAACCGCGGTAGTTTTCTTGAGAAGAGTTGACAAACTCGTTGACCGCATCGGTGGTCTCGCGACACTCTGCCAGGTATTCGTCGAACTTGTCTTGGGCTGTTTTCGGCATCGTCTTGCTCCTGGATTTCTTAGTATGTCTTATTATAACCGAAATGGGAATTTCTGGTCAACCACCCTAAAATAGCGTGGTTAGTGGGCACTAACCATCGTGCCCCATCCAGGATTCTCCGCGTTCCGGGATCTTTTTCCGGAATTCTTGGCTGAGATAGTAGGCTGACAGCTTGTTTTCGATCATAGAAGTAAGATCACCATAGCCTTGCTCGAGATAGAACTGCACCGGACAATATCGCCACGAGCGTTTTTTCAAGAACTGAGAATAATAACTACGGTGATCGGAATTTTTGGGATCGAACACCGCCCATGGTCGTGCGCGGACGTCTAGGAGGCTCATACCCTTGGTGCCCCGATGTTGCAAGCGGCAAAAAACTTTTGCTCATCAAATCGGGAGTTGGCGGCTTTGCAGGCCGATGCCACTGCTACCGCGGCATTGAGACGACAGTTGAAATCGATGATCGCTGAGATGTATTGGGCGAGCAGTTCAAAGTGTTTCTTAGACATGCTGTGGCTCCTTGTTGTTTACTATCCTGCTAGTATAGCAGAGCTCGACCAAACAGTCAAGCCAAAATAACAATAACCCTCCAACACGGAGGGGCTTTGTCTGTTAGTAGGTTTTGCGGTACATAGGGTCCAGCGAATAGAGGTCAAATTCGTGGTAGAGGTTGAAAATTGTTTCTGTAAACAGGTCGTAGTTAAACTCCTCACTTTTGGTAATGTAGAGGTAATCCTCTTTGCTGAGGTGGCCTTCCAAAAAATCCGTAATAGTACGGTCGTCGCTGGCACTGCCTAGCACAGGGTTATTGTCGTTGACCACGCTGTTATAAATCGCTAGCCAGGACTTGCCTAGCAGTTCTGCAAATTTAGCGTCTGCTTTAGTAGACATAGTTCGCTCCTATTTGTTTACTATACCCATATTATAGCAAACGGGAGATTTATTGGTCAACCACCCCGAAATACGTAGGTTAGTGCCCACTAGCCAAAGAAAAACCCTGCTCAAGGCAGGGTTTTCCAAGGTACTACTGCTGTGAAACTTTTAGAATGCGTGGACCAAGCCTACGGTATAAGTCTTGGTATCAAGACCAGCTGTGGCAGGTGCAGCTACTTGACCGGCCATGTACATCCGGGCATTGGCTTCGTTGTCAACTGAGGTGTAGGCAGCATACAAAGAAGTGCGCTTGCTGAGTTCTTTGCTCACGCCCAAGGTATAACCTGTACCTTTGCCTTCAGTGGCTTGTGCACCATCTTCGGCCACGGCATAGACTGCGTGTGCAGCAAACCCACGGCCCAGAGGAACACGCACCGAACCTTGTGTGCTCTTGTTCTTGGCGCCATTGGCATTGTTGACATCACCTTCGGCATAGGTCACACCAACTTGTGCGTAACCGAGATTGTAGGCTGCGCCTAGGACATTGAAGTCGCGATCGCCGGCTGCGGCTGTGGCATCAACTTTGTGTGTGCCAACGAACAGCTTGAGACGGCCGTCATCGTAACCAACCAATGCGCCTTGTTGATCACCTGCGGTATCAGAAGTGGCACCGGCGTTGTTGGCCGAGCCGAAACCGACCTGTGCGTAGAAACCGCCGAGCTTGGGAGTGATGTATTTGATCACGTTCTTTTGGTCGCTACCAAGTTCAATGGCTGTGCCGTTGATGGCGCGATTACCAAAGTTACCAAACTGGCTGGTGCCTGCGTCAACGTCTTGTGCATAGGTCACGTCCTGGCGACCGATGCGGATCTCGCCCAGGGTGTTGCTGGACAAACCAACCCATGCTTCGCGATTAAATGTCTCATTGGCTGCCACTGTGGTAGAACCCACGGAGCCAGAGGAAGGATTGAGCTGTGCTTCTAATTGGAAGTTGGCTTTGAGGCCACCGCCCAAATCTTCGGAGCCACGAAAACCCAAACGGCTGGTGGCCACACCCGAATCAAAAGCACGGCTATAAGAATCTGTACCATTGTCGTGACTCTGGAATCCGGTATCGATGATACCATAGACCTGCACATTTTGTGCGCTCACGGCGGTTGTTAATGCGGCCAATGCCGCTGCAATTGCTAGTTTCTTCATTGATTTTCCTTTTCTAGATAGGGAATGAGATTGAACTCTCATGTTTACTTATACTGCTGTTTTGTCATAGTGAAATATTTTCACGAGCTTCTGCTACCGTATATTGCCCGCTGCTGATGTTATTGGCCACGGTCTGATTGGGATTTACGTCCACCAACTGTGTATCTAACTGGATGCCTACGGCATTGAGTACTGCTATGTTACGTCCTTCGCGCATAGAAGCAATCACTGCTTGCCCAGGTAGATTAGAGATATTGGCCGTGGCTTCAAAAAACTGAGCTGCACCACCCTCAGTGACATCCAAACCAATATCATGCAATCTGCTGGCCAATCCTAGACTGGTGCTGATAGAATTGGCTATTAAATTCGCATTGGCGATATCATTGACTACATTTCCTATATCTATGCCAGCGGCTGTAGCATTAGTAACATTGAGTTCTAACTGATAGGCCATGTTGGCATAGGACTGATTGGTGACATTGGCCTGCTCGCTGTGATTATTTGCGATCCCGGAAATAGTTTGATTGGCCCAATATATCAATCCTTGTGTGGGATTCCCAAAAGCGTCATCCACGCTAGAAAATGTCACAGATCCACCAGCCGGTGGATTAAAATATGCCGTGGTTGGTATGGTCACAGATATCACTTCTGGCGGACCTGGGTCAATGATCGATGTATATGCTCCGGCCAGGCAATATTGCATCTGTGTGTAAATTCCGTTAGTGGAAGACCCGGAGGATCCACCATTGGCTGTCAAGGGATCTAATGCACCGATGTTGGCCAGATCTGATACCACCGACGTCACGGTGGGCAATGCATCATTGACTGTGGCACCGGCGGCTATACCAACGACATCATTGATTGTGATAGTATTACCAGGACCTGTGCCTGTGGCAAAAGTATTGCCCCAGACATTGGCCACTACCGGTGGTATCGGGGTTTCCAAAGCATTGATGAGATCCAGATCTTTGTTGCTTTCTAGATTGCTGACTGCTGCTGCTAGGCTTGGTAAATCGGTATTGAATATTTCTTTGACTTGGCGCAGGCTACGGCTCAAGGCTTGGTTGGACAGGGCTTGATCTGGAGGAATTATTTTTTTCAGTTGATTGTAAGTGGTCATATCAATGTTATATTTTGATCTTGATCCAATCCCAATCTAGCTCTCACGATGGGATCGTCTCCGGTATATACTGGCGCATTGGGATCCTGGAGATATTTTTCTAGATTGGTATTGACTGCTGTGGCTGTGGCGTAGATGCCTTTGAGACCGTCGGGAGTGGGCATGGTCAATGTAGTGTAACTGTTGGGTAATATTTTTTTGGGATCCAACAAGTCGGCCATGGTGTTGATACCGCCAGTGGTCACTCCTAATACATTCTTGACCTGCTGCAGATCTACGCCAGTGACTTTGGTAAGTCCTTGATACAACAGTTTGTCTGCTGTGGCAGTTATCGCTGTGGGTGTGCCGGAGGCTATTTTAGCGATGTCCATGGTGCTTAATCCGACTTGTCTCAGTGCAGATTCCACTCCAGGTACCACTCCTGCTACGGAAGCCACTTGTTTTACCAAAGCAGAAGGCAAGCCAAGATTAGGAAGATTGTTCATATCAACGAGATTACCAAGGCTTGTCAAATCTTGCCCAAATTGCCGGAACGATTCAGTGACCTGGTTAAAGCCACCAGTGATGATGTTATCCATGCCTCCGGTTATGGGACCAAATGTCGATGCTATGGAATCAATATTGATATTGCTGTTGATAAATTGATTGGCCTGTCCAACAAATCCTTGTGCAGAATTAAATATCTGCCCAAATATCGAAAGATCTCCTTGCCCCATGATGCCGCTGGCAGTTTCAGATATGAGTCCAGTGAATCCTCCATCGAACACTCCGCCGGGGGCGATCGAAGACAATGCTGACGAAAATTCTGCAGGTATGGCGTTGGTCAATGCGACGAAATCTTGACCCATAGTGCGTAAACTGTCTAATACTCCACCACTCAATGAACCTGTGGCTTGCGTGACGATGTCGCTGAATTGGCTGACTATAGGAAGATTGGCAAAACTCGACACAGCATTGGTCAGGCTGCTACTGACTCCAAGACTAGATCCTAGTCCAGTGATACTGCCAGCACCGGGCAGAAGCCCAGATCCAGCTATCATCATCACAGCACTTAAAGGACCGCCGCAGCTCATCGATTAGAATCCCGTGACTACGTCAGTAGACCCAGTGGCCACAAAAGTGCAACCAGCTAGATACGACCCCACGTAGGCGGCTGGTCGGCCATTGATGAATACTGAAGTTGATCCTATAACAATAGGTGCCACATGATTAAAACATATCCTGGCCGGGACCTTGTGTGGCGAAGAAATATCCCCTACCCTAGCTGCGGGCCGGCCATTGATGAATACATCTGTGCTGCCAGTGGCAATCACATATGGACTGCAATGTGGTACACCTAAATCACCGAATCTTGCTGCTGCGGGCACGTTCTATCTCCATCAATCTTTGAAATCTTGGGACCCAGGCATCAATCTCATCGTGTTGCTCTTGGGTGTGCGGGCCTGGCGGGATTTCGGGACAGAATTCTATCACATGATCAAATTCTTCGGGTATGTCCTCATACCTGTCAAACGTGTGCAGCTGGCCCGAGATCATGATCACGAACCTATGCGGCATACTAACCAGTTATGATCTGCTTGGAAACAGGAGCGATACCTGTGGTGGCTTGGATCCAACTGTTGCGTATGTCTTCGCGTGCTTCTGCGATCATAACCCAACTGTTCTTATTTAGCAACACGATTTTGTCCAGATTTGCCGAAAACAAGCCGGGCATCATCTGCAGCCCTTGGGGAGTAAGGGCGCACAGTATGGGGTGCTGGATTTCATAGTTGCCATCTAGATTACCTGCATCGATCCGGGCTACTATCTCTTCGCCGGTGGTGAGTTTAAAAGTGTAAATTTCGCCTGGTTGTGGTATCATAGTGTTTGGTCCGCAAGTGAGTTACGCAGATCGATCTCTGCAAGGATATCTTCTGCACTCATCTTACTTAAACCAGTCCACCCACCCTCGACAAATATCTTGCCATCCATGTAGATCTGGGGCACGGTGCGATGCCCTTGACTTTGGATGAATTCGCGGGCGTCCTCATCTTCCTCGATGTTGATCTCACGAAAATTGATGTTTTTGGCTCGGAGATAGTTTTTGGCCTGTACACAGTACGGGCAAACGGTTTTGGAATATACGGTCAGCATTGTTTTTCCTTAGAGTTCAGTTATAATCCACCCTCGATTTTTTCCTTTATGTGAAGGTGGCCAATTTTCCTGCAAAGTTTTTTTAAAAGTGCCGTGACTTAAATTATGCTCTAAACAAAAATCATATAACTCTTTTCCATAAAGTGTGTATTCCTTACCCTCAGGAGATAACAAACGATACCCTTTACTTTTTTTGTTTAATTTCCCAACATATTTTGAGTTGGCTTCTCCTATTTTTTTCTTTGTTGAATCTTTATGGGAACAGTCTCTCTTAGAGTGAGAGTCGATAACACTATTTCTGATCCTGTCTTTGGTTGATTGTTTGTGTGATCTAACTCCGCCAAAATTGTTATTTTTTCTTTTCGTTTCTAATCTTTTTTCTTTTTCAATTTGAGCACGCTCAGGACCAAAGATTTCTTCGTAGGTTTTCCCCTTATGGTTGGGCGGTCTAGCATCTTCACAAATATTGGTTAATATTCCACCTTTATCATACCCTTTTCTGCCATATTTTTTGATTAGTAATGATTCGATTTCGTATGCCAGATTACTGTCTTGAATATTTTCAACTACATAATGTATTTCGGGTTCAAACCCATCTTTTCTAATAGATTCTATTTTATTTTCTTTATATTGGTTTCGAGTCTCGGGAACTTCCCATAGATGAGTTTTTGCCCGGCGACCTTTGCCTTTTCCTACATAAAACGGTTGATTATTTCTTGGATCTATCAATTCATAAACATAATACATGATATAAGTCTCCTACAATTATTTATGCAGGAGACTTATCTTTCTTACTATAAAGAAAACCCTTTTAGTGTATCATCTGTGACATCTTGTTTGGTGCCGCCAATGACATAACTTGAAATTTCTACTTCTTGTGGTGCCGGTTGAACCTCGGCCCCAGCGATCCACTTGGCCGTCCAAGGCAAGGGGTTAGATCCACCTTTGAATCGATTAGGGAGGCCAATGGCGGTCATGCGCTTGTGGGCGATCCATTCTACGTAATCCGAAAGCAATTGCTGATTGAGTCCGATCATCGAACCGTCTTTGAAGAGATATGCAGCCCATTTTTTCTCTTGTGCCACTGCTTCTGCAAACATCTCAGTCATTTCTGTCTGTGTCTCTGCTTTGATCTTAACGAAATCAGGGTCGTCGCCGGGCAAGAGTTTCAGCATCTGCTGTGTGAATGCTAAGTGTACATTTTCGTCTCTGGCGATAAGTTTAATAATCTTTGCGTTACCCTCCATCTTCTTGAGTTCTGCAAACGCCCAGGAGCACGCGAAACTAACATAGAACCGTATGCCCTCGAGAACATTGACTGATGCAAGTGCGAGCCACAATTTTTTCTTGAGTTCATATTCTGAGACATTTATGTTTTTTCCATTCACGGTGTGTGAACCTACTCCCAGCATCTGATGGTAGGTGCTGTATTCCACAAGGTCATCGTAGTATTTGGTAATGTCTCCGGCACAGGCGATGATCTCTTCGATCTCCAGCATCTCATCAAACACCTGACCTGGATCACTGTAGATGTTGCGTATGATATGTGTGTAACTACGACTATGGATGGTCTCATTGAAAGTCCATGTGGCTATCCATGTCTCCAGTTCTGGCAGCGTGGCCAATGGTAAAAAACCCAGGCTGGGACTACGACCTTGTACCGAGTCAAGGAGAATCTGCCGCTTTAAGTTTGAGGTAAAGATATGTTGTTCGTGCGAGGTAAGATCTTTAAAGTCTTTGGCATCCCGGAGCACGTCGATCTCCTCAGGACGCCAGAAGAATCCCAATTGTTTGTCGGTGAGTTTGTCAAATTGACGATATTTCAAGGTATCATATCTTTGCATGCCTACGCCGCCTTGTGGATCCAAGAAGGCCAGGCTCTGGGTGTGATCACGATTTTTCTTTAGATTTAAAACTGACATTTGTTACCTCGTTATTGTATTAGATTACACAACTTTCGCACTCACCGCCATCGGCGATGGGATCTAATTCTAGATTCTTGCCGTGTTCGATTCCCAGTTTATCTAAATCAATCTCGCCTTGTCCATCATAGGTGTTGAAATAATACAACTGCTTGCCACCGTACTTGTAGAACATGACCATGTGTTTTAGCATTTCACTCATAGGGATCTTTTCATCTTCGTAGTGCTGCGGATTGTAACTGGTATTAACAGAGATACCCTGGTCGATGTATTTCTGTAACACAGCCATGATCTTGAGATAACCTTCGGGACTCTTTTGATCCCACAGTAACTCATATTTGTTCTTGAGTCTGCGGAATTCCGGTACCACCTGCTTGAGCACACCATCCTTGCTTTGTTTGATGGAGACGTAACTGCGTGGTGGTTCTACACCGTTAGTGGCATTAGAGATCTGTGCAGAAGTTTCAGCAGGCATCAATGCCATGAGCGTAGAATTACGGATACCTGTTTGCTTCAACTGTTCGCGCAATCCGGCCCAGTCTACTACATCCTGATGTGGCACCAACTCATCTACTTCTCGTTTATAAGTGTCCACTGGCAGGATGCCATCACCATAGCGTGTTTCATTGCTCTTGGGGCAGGCACCAAACTCTTTGGCCAGATTGGCCGATGCCTTGATGAGATAATAGCTCCAGTGTTGCGCCCAGCGGTCTACTTCGGCCAGCGCACAAGGATCACTGTATGAAAGATCGTTCTTGGCCAACCAGTAGGCTAGATTGATAATACCCACACCAAGTGGACGGCGATTCTCTGTGGCCAACTGTGCTGCAAGGATAGGATAGTCTTGATAACTCAAGAGTGCATCCAACCCGCGCACGGCCAGTGTGCAGGCCTTCTCCATGTCCTCGGGATCTTTGAACACGCCCCAGTTGATGGCCGACAATGTGCAGAGAGCGATCTCGCCGTTGGGATCATTGACATCATTCAGCGGCTTGGTAGGAAGGTTGATCTCTGTACAAAGGTTGCTCATGCGGATGGGCGCAAATTCAGGCTTGAAACTGCCATGGCTGTTGGCATGGTCCACGTTCATGAGATAGATGCGACCGGTGTCCTTGCGCTCCTGCATGAAGCGGCTGAACAGATCCACGGCCTTGATGACTTTCTTGCGCAGTTTAGTGTTGCGCTCAGCCTTTTCGTATAGTTCGCGGAAACGGTCTACATCAGTGTAGAATGCGTCCCACATCTCGGGAACATCGTGTGGAGAGAACAAGGTAATATCACCATTGGCAAGCAGGCGCTCATACATGACCTTGTTGAATTGTACGCCATAATCCATATGGCGTACACGATTGTCTTCGGTGCCTTTGTTGTTCTTCAGCACTAATAGGTCTTCGACTTCGAGATGCCATAAGGGATAATAAAGAGTGGCAGCACCATTGCGCACGCCGCCTTGGCTGCACGAGCGGGTAGCGGCCTGGAAAAGTTTGTAGAAAGGTATGACGCCTGTGTGATATGCATCTCCGTTACGGATGGGGGAGCCTATGGCGCGGATACGACTGGCGCCGATGCCTATGCCAGCCTTCTGACTGACGTATTTTACGATTGAACTTGCTGTGGCATTGATCGAATCAAGACTATCATCGGTCTCGATCAATACACACGAACTGAACTGCCGTTGTGGGGTGCGAACTCCGGCCATGACAGGGGTAGGTAAACTGATTTGGTGCGTAGAGATAGCATCATAATAATCTCTGACCCACATCATGCGGGTGTCTCGTGGATATCTAGAGAACAACGTAGCAGCAATCAATGCATAGGCCACCTGCGGTGTTTCATAGATATCCTTGGTCACACGATTTTGCACCAAATACTTGCCACGGAATTGTTCCATGGCAGCATAGGTCAACTGTTCATCTCGCTCATGGCGGATGAAACTATTGATGCGATCCCATTCTTCTTCTGTGTAGGTTTCTAATAATTCTGGATCATAAAATCCTGCCTGTGCGTTTTGTCGGACTAGATCAAGGATGTGCCAAGGTTTGAAATCTCCGTAGACTTGTTTGCGTAGATGATAACAGATCAATCTGCCTGCTACATATTGATAGTTGGGAGTTTCTTCCGAGATAAGATCTGCTGCAGATTTGATCAATGTTTCTTGTATATCCGCAGTTTTGATACCATTGTAAAACTGTATGTGACTTTTGATTTCTACTTCTGAGGCCGAGACCCCGGTGATTCCTTCAGTGGCCCAGAAGACCACACGATGCAACTTTTCGAGATCTAGCACCTCACGGCTACCGTCTCTTTTTTGTACTTGTATCTGTGACATGCTTTACCCTAATAAATGACGTATTTTACTGCTATCGATTGTTTTTTTAATGGCTAAGTTTGTTGAGTGGATATTTAACATCTCGCCGGGGGTCCAACTCAATATATATTTCCCCCCATTGACCAGGACTAAATTGCCGTCGTCGGTTTCGACCAAAGAGATCTCATCCACTTCCTTATGATTTATCAATAATAAAGTATACACGATTCCCAATGCTCGTGCAAGACCACAATAGACATCGTCTGCCAAAAGTTCCCAGGGATTCGGCCAGGTTTCGTAATCATCCCAGTGTAGATAATAAGGTCTCCATGGTGTCTGCTGCCACCAATCATTGACTCGTAACAAACAGATTTCTAGATCTAAATTAGCGGATTCGGTGCGAAGATGCACCCACTGTTCGAATCGGGTTTGATAATCTAGACACCACATCAAGCCAGATGTGTCAAAGAATATGTCATCGTACCGTCGAATCCGGTACTGGTTGCTGTGTAAACTACAGAAACATTACCGCCGCTCTCGATGGCAGACAATGTGATACCGGTATCGGCAGCCTGGGTATAATCATCTGAATATTGAAGATCCACTGCAGAATCCCCGCTGCCGGAAACTATGGTCATTTTTCCGTGGCGGACCACAGCATCTCGTACAATGGTATAATCCAATGATGCTGCTCGGATCAAATCTGCTGAGAATGTCAAGATAGTCTGGTTAGTGGCTGCGTCGACCAATGTGGCAGTACGCCCATTCTCTCGGGCATATCTTCCCAACTGTATCTGCGTCCCACCAGAGACCGAAGAAGTGTTAACGATTTCAACCCGTGGGTAGATGTTGGCAAAATCATCTGATCTCTCAAACAGATCACTGATGCTGACATTGTTATCGTTGCCGAATTTTACTATAGGGCCAGTGGGGTTATTGCCGAATTCGTTGCCGACATTGTAAAAAATATTGTAGGCTGTGGCATTGAGATTTACTTTATCGTAAAACACGCCCTCGGCATAGATGCCGTCAAACATGTTCCCTACAGCACGGAAACCCGTGGCTCCACCGTTGATTGGAGAACCTGTACCTAACACGATACCTTGATACAGCGTATTGAAATTTCCGTTGCTGACCGTGACACTATTGATTTGCTCGTCTGTGTTGATACCATAGCTGAGACCAGCGAAACGACATTTATCGAACGTGATCTGACTGCAGATCAAACTAGTGGTGCTGTCAAATCTCACCCCGGCAATGTCATCACCGGCAAGATTAGATGTTATAGATGTCTGTGGGAGAGGGCCGCGGAAATTCACTGAATCGAAATAACATTGTTCAGCATCTTGTACCAAGAAAATGTCTGTGATGTTGACGCTTTGGAATGTCATCGAGGAAATCTCGATGTTTCTCGGGGGCGTAGCTCCATTGGTGGCTATATTGACATCAATCTGTTGCAGGCTATCCGCGGTGCGAGCCACATAGTTGGGTATGGCACTGTCTCCCGAATCCAACAGGATGATAGAACAATCTGCGCCTTCGCCTACTAGTTTAGCGTAGGCAGGTATCAAGACCGTATCGGTGACTCGATATGTGCCTGCCGGAAAATACAGTGAACGGCGTACTTGGCTGTTGCTCTGTACACAATAAAGTTGGAATAATGCCCGGTTGATAGCTGCGGTATCATCGGCGATGCCGTCACCAACTGCGCCAAAGTCTCGTACCGATGCAAAGTCATCGAGCTTGGCCTGTATAGTACGGATTATTGGATCAGATGCGGTGGGACCAGTCTGCGCAGGATATCCGACCGCGATGTCTTCATAAGTGTATCCTGCTAATTCTAATACATCAGAGAATTCTGTGAGGATTTCGGTGTTGCCAATGACTGGAGCACCTTCTTGCAAGGTACCATTGCCAATGAAAAGACGGCGGGTGTCAACGCACCAGCCCAGCTCTGCCCCTGCTAATTGGGGGAGATTTTCTGTCAACCCTTTGCGATTCGTTATGCGAGAAACTTGTACTATGGCCACTTGATCCGTCCTTGTGTGATAGGGTATTTATGCGGTCAAGTAGTAGAGTTCCAGGCGTTTCCACCACTGCTGTTCCCAATAGTCAAAGTCCTCGGGTTTCAGTACAAACTCCTGGTATTGTGGGGGTTTAATGATATTGAATTGATCGTCCATCTCTGGACGCACACACATCAGCACCACGCCCTTGCGTATTTTCGTCCCGTAGACTTCGTTATGGGCTAGTGCATAGGCCACTAGCTGTAGTTTGTAATCGTCGATCCACTCTTCGCGCTTGGGTCGATTTGTTTGTTTGTAGTCCAAGATGGCTTCGTCGCCCAGATGTATTCCAGCGCCATCCGATGTGCCCGCATAGAGATTGGGGAAATACAGCGGAATCTCCACTCCCCAAAATTCCGTAACTTGCCCTTTTAGCCCTTGCTCGATCACGCTGCGTGCCATTTCGTGGCTGGCCCAAGCATAGGGATTAGTACCAGTTGGGGGCAGGACTCCAGTTTTGACATAGTGTTCCAGATAACTGTGCATCCTGGTACCACGATTGGCTGCTTCTGTGGTGATCTGCTGGGCTTTGTCATGTCCCACACGCTTTTTCCACTCGTTTAAAGCCTGGCGGCTTTCCTCGGGTTTGGTCTTATCTAGTATAGTAGTCACCGATGGCAATTTTCTACCATCGGGCGTACAATACAGGCGTTTTCCGTTTTCGGAAGTGCGAGATAAAGGAGCGTAAGAATATCTGGATGTGATCATAAGTTTTTAAATACTATACTAATTTATGAGAAGAGTCAATGAAAATATTGGTGTCTGGTTGTAGTTTTACCCACTGGCCCGAAGAACCCGGTAGTGATCGGAATATTTGTTGGCCCGCACATTTGCAAAAACTGCTACCAACTGCAGAAATAGACAATCGTGCAGAACCCGCCGCTGGCAATCAATATATCGCAAACAGCGTGGTCAAAGCGATCTGCGATCGCCCTGGATATTATGATCTCGTACTAGTCATGTGGTCCGGTGTCAGTAGATTAGATTTCCTGACAGATGTGTCCAAACCTGATTGGAACGGCCTTTTTGATGATTATGGATTTTATCGGCGGGTAGAATCTTGCCCCAATACCCTGGGTTACATTTTTTCCGGGGGACAGATGGGCCCTTGGTTCCAAAACGTCGCGGCCAAATCTGTGTTCACTAATCTTTACAAAGTCAGCAGCAATCTCAGCTTGGCACATGCCAATCTATTAGAAATGATCAAATGCCAAGAATTCCTGAAATCCCGGAGCATTAATTATAGATTCATGAGCTATGTGAATTATTGGACCACAGAAGGATATATGAGTCCCAATGGCGATTTTGGTGTTCTAGCGTTTCCGGAACTTAAATCACTGATAAGTCAAATTGATTTTTCTCGGTGGATATTTTCAGATGAAAAGAAAAATGGTATCTATGAGATGGCCAAGGCGGCCAATGATTATCACGGTGACAGATTCCATCCAGGGCCCGAGACTAATCGAATCTGGGCAGAACTAGTAAATTCTAGATTATCTTCTTGATCAGCCCGTTTACACGCTGTATGGCAAAATCGTTCCAATCGGTATTCATAATATGATTATGATTATGCTCGAGGATCGGTCTTATCTTATCTAATATTGTGCGTTGATCCATCTCACACAAATTCTTGACCTGATGGAATGCGGCGCGGTATCTTTGTCGGCTATTAAATATTTCATCGTAGCTTTCATCAATCACTGACCCAAATGTTTGAAATCCCAAATCACGTAAGTTTTGTAGGAATCGGTATCCAGTAAAAGCCACGAACAATCTACGACCTATGAAACACTTGGCTGTTTTTTCGGAAAAAAAACTCAAACTATTATCAGCGTCGGTTTCGGCCAAAATGCTATAGGCTGTTTGATTATAGACATCGATGGGAATAATCTGACTGAGATGGCATTGATACCCTTGATAACGCACCCAATCACATGTACCAATTACTGGATCGATTATCTCGGTACCCGGTTCCCAGATAAAATAATCGAGAGCATAAAAACTTTTATGATCCCATCGTCCACCATAGGTCATGATAAATCGTTGTTGTAACCCATGTTCATTTATTGCATCCGCTACGAAATTCCGATGCGGTTTTGGACTTCCTAACAAAGCATCGAATGATCGAGGTTTAACATCATAGGGATTAAGACGTGCTAAAACATCGGGCAATCGTTTGTATAAATCTGCAGTTGTTTTAAACCAATCTTGCCAGGGAAGGATATGTTGTTTCATGTCCTCCTTGTCATTTACTGTACCAGGTTGTAACCAATACACATTGGGGCCACGACAATACGCCCATATGCTCCAATGAAAATTGTGCAGTTCACTTTCTAGGCAAAAAACCAATTGGCTTTTTTCTCTGAGTTTATGTACCTTATCTTCAAATCGAATATCGGCATCATTTTCCAAATGTAGACGATGTGCAGTAAAGGCGATATGGTGGTCGCTGGTAGACGCACAAAAATCTTCAAGAGAATTTGATACCTGATATGGCGCAGGAAAACAAATTTTTGGCAACCATTCTCGATCTAGTAGAGAGCTATCACTGTAAACCGTTATCATTTAAATTTCACAGTGATCAGATAGTCGATAGATATGGTCTAACGATTCGGGAAGAAATTTCCTTGGCTCCCTATACGATTTATGTCATTGGTCACACAGTGTATACCGCAGTCCCAGAAATATTTGTGTCGGAAAGGTACCACATGTACTTCGATACCGTACCGAGCACAGGCTTGTTCTACTCGATCATTGTGTACACTGACCACTATGTTTTTGGGATCCACTACTAAAATATTTACATCGAACACTGTTTCACTGACTTGTCCCACCCAATCATTGAAATAATGATCGACTGTATGCTGTAGTCCAGTATCTTTTTCAAATCCAGGAATAAACCACCGTCCCTTGTTGCGTTTCATGGAGTATTCAAATTCTCTCATGTGTGCATAATTGCTAGGCGGAAGATAAACCACTTCCCAGTCTGGGAATGTATCAGCATAGGTAGGTATATCATTTAAACTGATGATCAATCCCGGAGTTACCGGACAATATACAGCATCTCCATGCCCACCAGAATTAACCACATGGTTTCGCGTGTCCGGAAACAAGTCATTTACCTTGTTAAGTAACGCAACCTTGTCGTCGTAATAAGTCTGGGTTGCAAAATAAAGATCCTTGCCTAATCGGCTGACAAAACATCCATTGATAAAATCTAGATCTGTATAGACTATTTCATTACCGTTGTCAGATATGTCATCAAATATGTGCTTGTAAAATCCCAACTTGGCATCGAGATGCTTCTGATCCATGCCGCAGAAATTTTGGAATTTTTTCCGGATATCGTCGGCGAATTCCGGAAGGCTATCATAAAAATCTTGTGGTCTGACATAATCCGGCCACCAGCTCTGTTTGTTCTGCCGATAAAACATCGACCAGGCATGGCTGGCGTTGGGAACACTTGGTATCCAAAATCGATCCTCGATCATGATAAAATAATCTCTGGGCGCTGTGGGCGGCTGTACCCATTTACCTTGGACGAAAAGGCTAGACATGTCGTCGGGAAAATCGGGACGCATGACGTTTACTCCAAATTTTTCCAAAAGTTTAATAAGATTTTGGTAATCTTCTTCAGTCTCCTGGGCGAGCTTTTCGAATCTTTTTCTGGTTTGAGGATTTTCGATCCAATGGAAGAATTCTGGAGGATATGTTTTTCCTACCATACAAACTTTTAACGGATCCCAATGTTGGTATACACTATACATGTTTTTTAGATTGCAGAAAATTGTGACCAGCGAGTTATTCGATCGCCGAATTAATTAGATACTATAAAATTTATCTATTATTATTGGCCCAGGTATTCTTTTTATCGGCCCAGAATCAACGGAGTTCAGGAGATTTACTGTTATACTCTGAAGCTTTCGCCACAACCGCAGCGATCCTTTTCGTTGCTGTTGATGAATTCAAATCCTTCATTGAGACCTTTTTTCTGATAATCTATAGTCATGCCTTCGAGATACACAAGATGCTCGGGCTTGACATACACCCGTATTCCGTTGCTGTCATAATGCGCCACGCAATGCTGCTGGCCTTGCTCGGTATCAACATATTCCAATGTATAAGCAAGTCCGCTGCACCCTGTAGTACGGACTCCTACCTTGATGCCTAGGCCGCGGCCGCGTCGGGCAATAGCAGCTTGGATTTTTTCTGCAGCAATATCAGTTACTGTGATCATGCTAATGTTCCTATAAACTCATCCATGTCGCTTTCCCACACTACGGTAACCGAATACCCTAGAGACTCGAGATATTGTAGTCTCTCTTCGTCTAATTTTCTGCGTTCTTTCGCTGTCATTTTAAAATACGGATGCATGTAGTTATCTGGATATATTCGGGGATTACAATGCCAATAATCGCCGTGAACTTCGATTATGTGATTAGTTTCTTTGTTTATAAAATCTACATTATAATAACTGATTTGTACATTGTTTTCATAGCCTTTTAGATAAGATATCAATCTTTCTTCTAAGCTACTGCGTTTTTCCTTGAGTAATGTTTCATTTAATTTGGACATTGCTAAAGAATTCTCAGACCGACGTCGATCTGCCACTTCTTTGCCAAAAATCTCTTCCCAGGATTTGCCTTTGAATCTACCACGATTGGCATCGCCAATTTTTCGTTTGGCCGATTCGGGCTGCTGCATACCAGATCTTGGATATCCTTCTTTCGCCCACCTTTGATTCCTTTTGTTAATTGACTCCTGGAATCGTTTTTGATATTCAGGATTTTTCTTTTGTTCCAGACTGAGTTTTCTTTGTAGTTCTCGCGCAGCGGGATCTGAAAACTGATTGACAGTTATGTTCCTGGCCAACTCGTTTTTACATTCTTTCGAACAGGTCCTCGAAGGTCTTTTTTTATTCCTCGGAACAAACTCACACTTACAGATTTCACAAACAGCCATAAAATACCCCCTGTAATTATTTATCTAAATAAAGTTTCACAGGGGGCAAATACTACGATTTTTGTTGTTTCTTTCGATAATCCTCAATGGCGGATTTTAAAGCGTCTTCCGCCAAAATGGAACAATGGATCTTCACCAGTTACGGGGGGAGAGCAAGCTCTTCTGCGATAGCAGAATTCTTGATCTCCCCGGCCTCCTCTAATGTTAATCCTTTTACCATTTCTGAAACTAAACTCGACGATGCAATCGCACTGCCACACCCGTACGTCTTGAAGCGAGCATCAATAATCGTCTCTGTTTCTGGATCTATTTTTAATTGGAGTTTAAGGACGTCTCCGTCACCCGCACGCCGGAGCACCGACTAAGCCGGTTCCAACGTGCGTATCTCCTTTGTCAAATGATCCAACGTTTCTGGGATTTTCGAAATGATCAACGACTTTCGACGAATAAGCCATATCACACCTCCTTTAATAAAAACAAACAATACTACAAAAATTAGGTAAAGTCAAAGGCCTTTTTTAGCGGCTCGTTTGGCCATGCGGTCTACGGTATCGCGAGCCTGGTCCACGGTCATGGTTTGGTCGCCGGCGCCGATATCAGACCCTTGAAAAATGATCTCACCATCATTTTCATCACCGGTGACATCGGCGATGATGTTGTTCAAAGGTGGGCGCTGAATCATGTCCTTGAGCTGATCTACGGTCAAGCTGATACCTTGATTCCTGGCCAGCTCGATAAAAGTCCCTGCACTCAAAGGTTTCACTGCGTCGGTATCTTTGGCCCGGCCGCGCAAAAACTTGGCCAGGGCCGCGATACGTTGGGCATCTGCAGTGTCTGTGGCAAATTCGCGTATCAGCATCTTATCTGCGTTCACGACCCAGTGCGACACTGGTATCTTCCTCGTCTTCGTCGGGGAGATTAGCATCGAGGCTGAGATCAGCATCAACTTCGCCTTCTTCATCTGCGGGAGGAATAGTACCTATGTCAGCTGCGGGCTCTGCACCGGGAACCACAGGCGCTTGCCCTGTGAGCACACCTTGTGCTGCTTCCAGCTGTGTCTTACCGGTCTGCAACGAAGTCAAAAGCTGTGTCAGCGCTGCTGTGGCATCGGCCTGGAATTGTGTGGCTTGTTCCACTCCCATATCGTTCTTGATAGAATCTGTGAGAGCAGGAAGATCTTTGAACTGCATGGCAGAGATCTGCTCCAGCATCTTCTGTACTTGATCAACCATGTCTTGGGCCGCCAATACTACCTGGGCTGTGTTGATCTCACTTTCAGTGAGGCGGCTTTCTCCCAGTTTTTTACCTGCGGCAGCGGCTTTCTGAAAACGCTCTTTACCGTATTTCTTGCGGCCAATGGCAGCAGCCACAGCTTCGGGATCACGTGCCGAACCACCTTTTTTGATGGCTTTGACTGTTTTTTCAAATCCTTGATATTTTTCATTGACTTGTTCTTCTTTGGCCAGGGCGATCTTGTTCACGGTCTTTTGTTCGTCGGGAGTCAAGCTCTGCCCACGCTGTACTTTGTCCATTACGGCCTTGGCCTTGGGATCTGTCATGGCAGCACTGACTTGTCCGCCAGTGGCCTGGGTTCCCGGTACCATCGATTGTTCCTTGATCCGCGCTGTCAATGCTTGTTCCATCATCACTAACCGCAGATAATCTGGATTGCGCTCGCTGAAGTGTCGGCTGGGAGCAGCGCGATGCTCGCGTATCAGGGCCTGTACTTTGCCCAGCATACGACGTGCTTGCGCAGCATCGATGCGGTCAAAATCCACTCGATCGCCTAAACGGCTTTCGAATACCTTAGCGACTTGCTCTTGGGGACGCTGTGCGCCCAGTTCGTGCAGTTTCATTGTTGAATCCTCGTTGTTGCCAGTATTTAGCCAGATTAACACATTTGTCTAGCTGAATCTCTATATGCTCTAATATCTGTCTTTTGCGCTGTATTTTAAGTTCTACGTTTTCACGCCACTGTGGTTGCTTGATATTTTTGGATAGCGCAGATCTTGCCCGTAGATCGGCTGATAATAGATTTTGCTGTTCGCTGAATCTCTTGATATCTCTAGATAAGCTGTGCTTTTGATATCGATCTGCTATACACCAGCTCAGAGCTAATCGTGTGCTGGAAAATTCTCCTGCGATGTTGTCCCACTTCACTACCCGGAACATGCCATTGTACGGTATTATCCTGTAATGCTTAAACGCGATGATATCTTGGCCATCGCGGATTATGCTGTTACGTTCGATCTCCGGGAGATCGGCTGAAACTAACTTTTGTAATTTTTTTAGTGCTTGATGTGATTTCATTTAACAACATAAGTAGCCAGGAGATACCCAACTATGGCCAACAGAACACCCATGATACCCACGCCCCACCCAATGATCTGATCATTGCGTTTGTTGGCCATGTCGTGTACCATGTCATGCACTTCGCGCACCACAGTATTGGTCCCTTCAACTTTTTCTTCCACTGTTTCCAGTTTGCTTTCCAGGAAGCGATAGCGCTCAGCACAGAGCTCTACGTGCGCTTCAAGGCTTTTCTTTTCGATATCCGTGGTATCGGCCATTTGATGTAAATCTTTCTTGGAGTTATTATGGAATTATTTATCTATATGGGCTGCAAAAAAAACATTGACATTGGGTATGAGTGTGCTGTGTTCTGATGGGGATTCATCCAGACCGGTGATCATTGGCACGCCGTGACTGTCATGGTTGAGTTCTGCCACTGGATCCCCATCTATTTCCAATGCAGCCGGTTGGTTGATCTCAAAATCAAAAGTCCAATGCCTGATATCATCCCGCAAAGACATTGCAGGAACAGAAATATTTGTGGGCAAAACACGCAAGGATATGATCTGATTCATGGTCTCCCAGTTTCGTTGTTGGTTGCGGGCACGTTGCCATCCAGCGATATCAATGATTTCGGTCCCAGTGGCGTCACGAAAAGGGATACGATGTACCTGGAAATTGCTGCGTACTTCTGTAGCCGTGATATCAAAAGTAGTAGAACATGTTATGCGCATGATAGAGATATTTAACGGCCAAAAAAAATCCCGGAAAGAATCCGGGATTTTCGTGATACGCGAGTATCTATTAGGCCAATTTGAAGCCGGCTGTAGAAACAAGCGTACCGGAAACGTTGACACCGGTCACTGTACCGTTGGATGCAGTGATCTGCACGTTACCCAGAGCCTGGATTGTGTCTTCCAGAGTCTCAGCTGTGTAAGCACCGGCGGGATAGATCGCGATAGAGATCTGACCCGATGTATCTGCTTCAACTTGATACTTGGCGATGGTAGCTGTCTGCTGGATAGCTGCGTTGATCTGGTTAACAACACCGGGTGTGAAAACACCAGCTGTCACGTTACCAAGTTGGTTGCGCAGATCGACGGCTGCGTTAGAACCGTCCTTGACCAGGATCTTGAAGAAGTCCAGCTTGGGACCGTCCATCTGCACTAATGCAGCGGAGGTGATAGCGCCTGTTTGTGCGCCGTTGTTGATGTCCAGTGCAAATACTGGTTGTGAATCACCGTTAAAAGGTGGGAAATAAGCCATTTTAAATCTCCTTAATAAGTGGACTTGTCGTCCTACAAGTATTTACCAAAGAAGTCAAAAATGGGGTCTTGTCAGGTTAAATCTGGATTGTTTTTTGCGAAGTTAGCTGCCGAGAATCGCATGCGATCCACGAACTTCATTCCCTGGCCTACGTAACCTTCGTGTCCGGGTTCGTCGTTGACCGATGCTTGCACGTCATGTGCTTGCGCATCCAGCTGTCGTACCAGGTCGTTCTTCAAGGAAGATATATCTAGGAAAGCCTGGAACACGGCGGCCACTGCTTGTTTGTTTTGTGTGGCCCACTCGAATATACGGGGAGTCTTGGTGGGAGCCTTTTGCTGAACCCAATCGCCGAATCCTGCTACGAGATTGCTGTAGTCACGTGCTCGAACACGGCTGTTGAGATATTGCTTGATCAGCTGCGGAAAATCCGTGATCTTGCGAGCACGCAATTCTGCAGGATTGAACAGCTGATCTATCGCCCGGCCGTATTGCGAGATGATCTTTTCAACGTCAGCAACGACATTCTTTTTGAGAGTGATCTTGCGTGGTTCGCGCAGACTGGGATCTAATATCAATAGCCCAGGACTGGGGGATAAATCTGTTGCCCGGATAGGAGTAGGTGTGGCACCTGGTGCTTCTAACGAGGTGTGGATCACTACCCCAACTTCGCTGCTGCCAATCTTCTGGCCTAGATCGCTGTCCTCGGGCACACGATACTTTACTGTGTTGGGCATGAACTCGTATGCACCATTGACCACAGGGGGCGTATTGACAAACAACAAATCGCCCTGTATGTAACCGCGGAAATCCTGGGGCACAGCACGGCGCAACAACGGGAACAATTTTCGGTAGATAGCGATCAGCTCACCGCGTTCTCCGCCGCGGATGCTCATTATGCGTTCGATCATCTCAGGGCTAGTGGCCAATCCATCATATCCTTTGGCCAAGAATCCTGACTTGTCTGTGAGCACAAATTCTCCCGTGGGCTTGCGTCCAAAAATGATAGCTGGTTTGCCGTCCCATTTGACCGTGGTGGTGTCAGGCTGTTGGGCCGCTGCCAAGATGCCTTGCAGAGCTTGTGTCAGTCCTCGGCTTCCAGCATCCAGGACCATGTCCTCGGGGTGCTCGATACGCACGCCTTCTACGATGATCTGCATGCCTTGATTGACTATGCGATCACGGAGTCGTGCCATGATAGATACTTCATTGTATTCTTGATAGACTTCGACGTTTTCGTCCAAGGGTGTGCCAGCACGTTGCATGTGATCACGGAAGTCTGCTAATTTTTCTTCTTTCTTGGGATCATTTTTCAGCGCAGCCAGGATGCTTTCCACAGATGCGAGATCATCACGTGTGGCCCGAGGATTCAACAACATGCGGGCGATCTCGTCGGGATCATCTGTGATCAACTCGTTGGTAGACCGATCTGCGATACCTGAGATCTGATTGAGCTTGTAACCCATGCTCTTGGCCATTGAATTGATCAGGATATTGCGGGTAGCACCTTTATAGTCGCTGTTGGGGTCTCCACGCAAGATCCATTTTGAGAATTCTGGCTTGGGCAGGAACATGAAATCGGTCTGCACAAACCCAGTGTTGGGCTTTCCGCCGATGGGCGTCAATAGATGCACCGCGGTACCACTCTTGCGCACCCAGTCTCGGGGATCTTGTCCGCGACTCTGGATCATGCTGGACAATTTCTGATAGAATTCTTCTTTGCTGACTTTGTCGGAATCTACAGCCAGATCTAAGTCTCCCGACGTGGGTTTGAGACCGGTGGATCCCAGCATGTTGTTGCTGAGGGGCAATCCAGTGATGCCTTCTAACCATTTTACTGTGGGGACTATGTCAGCGAGATTGATGCGTTGGGTACGTGGAGTACCATCGGCATCTTTAAATACGTTGCCACCTTCATGTATCTGCATCGGTTCTTCTCACTGATCTCGTAAATTTGCCCGCATCTTTGGTACGTATAGCATTGAGCAGCTTACGTATCAAATTTTCTGCTTGATCACTGGGATAAGACCGTTCGATCTGCTCTACCAGCCTCACAGCCGAAGCTATAACATTGCTGGCCCGGCTCTCGATGATATACCGACGGTCTCTCTCAGCGTTTTTTTCTTCATATATCGCATCTAGTTCTTCTAAAATGCTGCGGGTGCGTTTTTGCATGATTCCAAGGACCTTTGAAATATTTAGTTAATTCACGGCTTTATTTAAGTGTTAATATACGACGATTAAATATCATTCAATGATAAGAATCGACGAAATTTATCAAAACGTATTTCTACCAAAAGCTCTAGACAAAAAGGAAGTGGGGCTGCATTGGTTTGATCCGTTTGGGTCTACCGATTTTGCGGATATCGTTAATCTTCCTCCCATCCACGGAGCAGCGAAAAAAAGAATAATTTTTTGGGATCAGGAACCCTTACATAGACATACAGTAGATGATTTTTTCCGACAGTTTTCCGAGATCTACATTGGACCAAAAATGCTGATAACTTCGGAAAAAAATAGCCAGGATCTCAATTGGGCTTGCAACCAATTTAATCTAGATAATCAATATTATTTTTTCCATGCCTGGGCAGCGTTAGACTGGTATCGAGGATATGATAGGTCCCTGGTCGGGGTTCCGTTTTCAAAAAAGAAGATCGAAAAATTATTTTTGTGCATGAACAATATCATCGGTGGGCAAAGAACACATCGGATACAATTATTCAAACAATTGATTGATCGAGGGTTGCTAACCAATGGATTTGTGAGTTTTCCATCTGTGTGTCCTTATGAAAATCAATCGGTGGGAGACCTCTGCAAAAAATATCAAATTGATCTTGATTTAAGCAAAGTATCTCTACCAATGATCATAGACACAGGAGGAAACTATCACCTCAGTAGTTCTAAGATTGATTGTTGGGAACTGTCAAATCGTAGCCTTATACAAGTGGTTACAGAAACAGTATTCTATGGTCGGAAATTACATCTCACTGAAAAATCATTTAAGCCTATAGTGACCCAACAACCTTTTATCCTTTTATCGTGCCAGGGCAGTTTAGAATACCTACGTAGTTACGGATTTAAATCATTTGGAGAATTTTGGGACGAATCATATGATGATTGTGATGATGATTCTAGAATCCATCGCGTCGCGGAATTGATCACTGATTTGAACAATCTATCGCAACGAGAATTGCATCACCTGCAGCGACATCTGATATCGACTGTCGAACATAACTTTAATTGGTTTTATAGCAAAGAATTTGAAAATTTGCTATGGAAAGAATTATCGTATGTTCTTGATCAATTTTAGTTAAGTTTGTTTGATTTGTCCCAATAATTGCTTGAGCTTGTTGCTCTGAACTTCGGCAGCAACTTTAGGTGTTTCGCTTACATCATCGTTACTACCAGCAGAAACTACCTGGCTCTTGGCTTTGATAGTTTCGTAAATTTTAGAACCAGAAAACCCCGGTTGCTGATCTACGCTCTCACCGGGATCTGTGATGCGCATGGTCTCGATGTTGTACTCAAGATCTATCTTCATGCCTACACCGGTTGAACTACGCGATTTCATACACTGGATCTGATAGCGCCCACGCTCACGCATGGCCCTGCTGGTAAAGATACCAAACACGTTGTCTGCTGTGTTGATCTTTGAAATACCACCAGAAATGTGGCTATGATCAAATTCGATTTCTTCCACTGCCGACCGATTCAACTGCGAGGCAGTGACCATCAGCACACCCAGCTCTTTGGCTAAGTTACGCAATTCTTCAGAAACATACTTGTCTTTGACAAATAAATCATTGGGCGAGACTTTGGCGCTGACAGGCATAAGCAAATCCAAATAGTCTACCATGATAAAGTCTACCCGTATGCCGGTCTGGATTTGTACTTCCTTGATATAACTTCGGATATCATTGATATTGGATTGTGCCGGAAAACCTTTGATGCGATACTGCCCGGCTTTCTTGCCCACTAGCTTGACCTTGAGCTCCGTGGTTTCAATATCTTTGCGGATGTCCTTGGTAGATGCATTAGTCAGCATGGCGTCTGTTCTCAATGCACACAGCTCTTCGGAAAGTTCTAAGGTAATGTATACTCCGCTGAGTCCAGCCTGCAACCAATTCAGTGCTATGTTCATCATGACCAAACTTTTACCAGAACCCGACCCACCTGCAAAGATGTTGAGTTCCCCTCGGCTGAATCCACCGTATAGCAACTTGTCTAATTGTGGCCAGCCGGTTGACACTTGGCCGCCTGAATTGAAATATTTGTTGATACGGGTACGCGGATCATCCCAATAGTCTGTGCCCATGTCTTTGGTTAGACTGATTTGTACTGCATCTTTGATAAGTTTTTCTACAGGATCAAACTCACCTTTTTCCAGCAAGTCTGCTGATTTCAAAATAGCACGTTCCAATTCTTGGCGCTTGGTAAAAGCCTCAAATTCTTCCATAAACCAGCTGAAGTGATCCTCATTGAGATCAGGAATGTGTTGTAACTTGATGCCAGTGGCTGCTGCCACTTGCTCCAGAACCGGCATGGTCTTGTGATCATTACTGTGTTTTTTAATAAACTCAGCTGCTGGTCGGAGACTGCGATCAAAATTTTCAGGATTGTATATGTTCTGCACACGCACGTAGCTCTGCGCATCTTGCAGCATCATCTCCAAGAACAACCTCTGTACGTTAATGTCGTATTCTTTTAACATGATTCCAATCTTTTCAACCGAGGAAGTAGAGAGTTTTCAAAATAATATTGGTTACCGGCGGCACCATGATGTCCGTGCCATCCATATTCTGCGTAATCAGTAGGTTTGTTGATTCCGTAATTGATACCGTAATAGGTATCACCTAATAAAATATTTCTAGGATGATTCAAACACTTTTCTAACAAAAATTTACCAGTCGCAGGTTGATCATTTTGGAAATCTTTGCTTAAATTTATTAATAGATAATTGGCTTGGTGAGAATCGAGCCAACTATTCACTAGATATATTAACCGACAGGCCTGTATTTCTGTCCAAGTCGGATCTTCAAATCTTATAGCAGCGGGATCATTGTAAAAATGTAGATTTTCCAATCCGTGATGACAGAGTATTAGCTGTTGTTCGATCTCGTTAGAGTCGAGATCAAAAATTCGTCTATGATATGATAGTTTATCATTTTTGCTGACTACCGTTAGACGAACCAACGGAGGTATGCCGATTAATAAAAAATCTTGTTCCCAATCATATTGATCACTGTCTGATAACAGCATATGAATCACACTATCAAGGCTGTTACCGGGCCATGAATAATTGTATACACATTCTACATCCAGATGTTGTGCTACTGCCATCCAAAAACTATCGCCAGGAGAGACACAATAACCTGGTGTAGAATAACTGTCACCGAATATCCATAGATTACGATATTTTTTTAACAAGTTGTCGTTTCCTTAATTCTATCTTGATTTTAGATGTTTCTCTGGCTCGCATGATAGTAATCAATGTCACCAGTCTTCCCCAACGCTTTACTGCATCATTGACATCTTTAACTTCAGTGGGCCAGTCAGGAATGCTCACTGCCCATCCCAGTTCCAGCGCTCTGTCCACTAATTTCATTCCTGCGGCATCTTGGTCTGGCACCACGGTAATCTCTCGGTCCAGGCTACGGATCAACTTCACTTGTGCTTCATTGATATCAGCGTGCAATACAGCCAGCCCTGAGATGCAGAGAGCATCAAACACACCTTCTACAACGATAGCGTGCTGCCAACTGGGACTCTGTAGATCCGTGCCAAACACGAATCCTGGCTGGAGATCATGGATATATCTAGGATTGTGATCGTCAAAAAATCTACGAGTGTGCCCTACTATGCGACCATCATAGGTGAAAGGTATGATCACGCCTTGGCGACGACTGAATTTGTCATCTGCTGCACCGGCGATCATTCCAATGGGATAATCTTCAGGCACGCACCTATCTCGTAGATATTGCCAATGCACGGACATGTTGCGATCAATCAAGGCAAACTCTTCGGGCAAATCTCGATCCTCAAACTCTATGCCCTGTACCACATTGGCGGTGCGTTGCCTATCATCCAGGATACCTTGTATGTTCTTGTGTTTAAGACTTTCGAGATTGATGCGCTCGATCTCTTCTTGCGGCACATTCAGCCATGATAATAACTTGCGTGCTTTGAATGTCAGATTGCGTCCCAGGATGAAACTGGCAGTGAATCCACAGTTGAAACAATGCCAGGACCATCCCTGGTCCGATATTTTCAATCCACCGCGACCACGTTTGTCTGGACTTTCACCTTGATGTATACAACAAGGTGCGTTGAAACTTATCCAGCCAGAACTAGTGCTTTTGCGTTTAGAAGGGAGATAAGATAAGATGTCGATCACTTGGATAGTATAACACAATCTATCTCAGGAATCAACATATCTCGGATGATCTCATGACCTTTTTCGTTAGGATGGCCCTGCGGTGCTATCAACTCTGAATAGTCTGGATGTTCCATTAAAAGATCTGCAAGCCCACCAGAAGGCCATAACAGCGTGGGATGATCTAATTTCATGCAAGGCTTCATAGAATTAAATTGAACAGTGGCAGCTGTGCTGTGTTTTTGTCCGGCAAAAAATAAAACAGATTGCCTATAATTCAATCGACGAAATTCGACACAATCGGTGAGTACCGTATGTTGTTTTACCATAGCCAGCCATTCTGGTCTGATTGTAGTATTTCCACTGTGTACCCAACCGCTGTGTATAAATCGATTCCATGGAAGATCATTAGCATAGCTAATATGTCCAGGATTGTAAAAACTCTGTCGGTCCGGGCAAGTTAGAGCCACTAACACCAGACAATCTTGGGTATCTGATACTTCATTTTCGAGCCACCAAAGATAAGTCCAGATAGAGCTCTGTAAACTTCCGCCCGGTATTCCAAAATTCTCAACTGGTACGCCATAGTGTTTTCCCAGCAATCCTAAAAAACAATGCGATTCTCTATAAACTAAATTTTCTATCTGTACGGGATGGGCGTCAGGGAGATTTTTTAACGCAGGGTCTAACAATTCGTCCCCCCACATCCAGGAATCACCAAATCCTACAATCTTTTTAAATTTCATCGGTATTGGATCTGATCTATGTTTCCGGCTGTTTTGTCGAATACCAACCGCACATAGGGATGATATCCTTCTACGTTGATACTGAATCGTGCTGTGGAGTTAGCGAAGGCGAGATTAGCTACGAGATCGCCTGTTCGGAGGTCTTCGAAATCCACATCGTACCATTCAACTGTATATGCCGTGGCATCAGAAGATCCTTGCACTTGCAGATTTCCGGTGTATCCTGCGTTGTCGATCTGGAAAGTGGTGAGGCGGGCACCGTTGGTAGTCAGTGTGCTGGAATAAAAGATGTTGCCGGTTCCGCCCTGGGCCGGAATAGTGAGATCTTGACTGGCCACAAAGGCGGGGAACACCGAGTCCACGATATCAATATCGCCGCGTGCGCCAGAATAGTCATCGACGAAAACCGCTTGATCTAGATTACCTGCAGATACTTCAACGCTCCAACTGGCCGGTTCGGGTTCAAACAAGAATGTATCTGCTGCAGGAACTGTGACTTTGGCGCGACCAGTGGCTGCATTGAGAGCGACCAGTTCTGTGGCGTACAAGAGATTCTGCCCGTTTTGGCTAATGATGCGGAAAGTAAAAGTCAACCCAGATATGTTCACGGGCTTCTGATCTTGGTTCTGGAACTGGAACAGGATCACGTTATCCACGCCCCTGTTGAGTTTTAAATTTTTTGCATACACTGATTGCCACCTCCGGTTGAATACTGAGCCCACGCCCGTGACATCAATCATTAAAATCTCTTGGATTTGCTGATATAGGTATACGGGCGTTGAATACATAAAATATATTTAGTTACCGGATTTTTTTCTGACTTCCCAGGCTTTACGCATGTTTTCTTTATGAGTTTCGCTGAATTTTTTGCCTTTTTTCGCGATACTCATTTTTTCCTTTGTTTTCTCGGAAAGAGTCCTTCCAGAAAGAGTATGGCTTATTTTTTCTCGAGTTTCTTTTGATATTATCTGCTTATGTTTACGTTTTTTGCCAACAAGAGCAGCACTGATTTTGCGTTTATGATCTTCCGTAAGTTTGTGACCACGTAATAATTTTCTATTCTGGTCCGGACATCGATGACCTGCTGATCCATCCCCGCCATCGGTTCTATTTCTTAATATTCCGGTCCCTAAATCTTTGCGGCCGTACCAACGAATTAATCGCCGTTCAATTGCCAACGCTCCTAATTCAGTGAGATTATTTTCGACTATCAATATCAATGATTTATTTCTTGGTGGTTTAATTTCTTCCTTGCGTTTATACCAGGCCCGGTCGCCCTTACCTTTGCCAATATAATACGGACTACCATCTTGTCTTAAATAGGCATACACATAATAAGTAATCATTGCTGATGCTCCTGTTTAGCGTTAGAGTGGGTGGATGTTAGCGCATCGCGACCCGCACTTTATTTACCAAAAAAAAGAACATATAAATAGACTCAATGGGTGATAACATATTCCTCAAACTCTCTGAAAACTATCCTTTTATAACCCTGTGTATCTACGCGGGAGTGGAATACGTGGGTATTATACAAAATCGTGATGATTCTATCACTACTATCTACGATTTCGGCAGCATACAGGACAGCGAACTTAAAAAAACTTTCCTAGATCTGGCTGCTACATGGTGGTGGGAAAGCAATCGCAGCATACCCATAAACATCTTCCTCAAAGGCGAATGGGATATTTTCCGCAATTATCTTAAAACGTTTAGCAATCGTGATCTAGAAATCATACACGGGCCAGTATGCAGCCTCAATGATATCGCCCGACGCAAAACTAAACGCAAAGCAATTACCTTAGTCCGTAAAGTGGATTAATCTCATATGAAGGGCAACTAACATGCTGTAACTGACCGCATGGGCCTTCTTAAACACAAATCCACGACTGTCGTCTCCGTCCCATACCGACGCAAAAACTTCGTCCCAGGGTCGATCCTGCAAATGTGCTTTTCCAGGACGTATGATAGAGATAAAAGCTGCCATCCTGGGTATGCTATCAGGGCGCATAGAAGCCAGCAAAGTAGTATAATTTCCTACGTGTACCAACTGCCTGGGCCAGGCAGAATCTTCCCATAAACGTTGCCAAGGTATAGGTTGATCTAATAACCATTGATAATGTGCAGGATCTCTGATACCTTGATATACTGACATATTAAGGAAATCGATCTTGAAATAGCCACGATTCTCAGCTTCTTCATAATCTATGGCTGCACAATTTAAAAAAGGATCTCTAGGTATATCAGTGACATACACCCCCGAATTATGTCTCCTGACTTGTCCTTCGTGATTCTGCCGTGCCGGAATGTGTTGTATCAACTCTAGTATTTTAGATCGATCCGCGAAATCGATATCAATATCTGCGCTCATCACCAACCCGCTTTCTTTAGCATGTCCCGAACATACTCGGCGTCAGCCGCATAATCTGCAAACTTCTTCTGCCAAAAATCAGCATCGATCATGGGCCAGATCATGGCTATTTGTTCCTGATTTAGGTTGCCTAGGAATTCTATGCCAGAATCACAGTTGTACAAGATCCAAGGACTCACCCGCCCGGTGCTGACAGCATAACACACAGCATTGGTATTGCCATAACGAAGATAGTCCCGATCAGCTGTGCCGTTGCGTTCGGCCCAGTCTATAGCTTCTTCCAGTGCTCGTGCCAGCGCATCAGTGATGTTTTCTACCCGAAGATATTCCATGAGATATTCTGTATAAAGAGAATCTCTACACCAGTGATCTATCTTTTTATTCTGGCGGATGACCCAATCAATGAATCTAGCGACATTGACCGCACGTATGGCAACACAATGCCGGCCAAACTTGACAAAGGCTTGATAATACGGACTCCGGACAAAATCGTCAAAGGTCTTGAGTTTAGCCGAACCTTGTGTGACTTCGTAAAAACGCAGATAGGCCTGCAATCCTATCTGCACCCCAGTTTCATTTTGCTCTTGATATCGGCGCTTGGGCTCGCAGACATGCACCGCCAGCGAGGATTCTCGCTGGAAACTCTTTTCACAATAACGACAAGTGTGTTCAGTCTTTGTCTGGATTTCCGTGTTCACGCAAATGCTCTCGGAGTTCTTTTTTGTCAACCAATACTGACAAGGTCTCTATGTCTGACATCTTCATCGTAGGGTAGAGTTCCATCAGGGCTTTCTTGACTTCGTTGTTGCTGCCTTCTTTTTTCTTGGGGGCGATCCATTGATGTCGATGTGTGCCCATGCCCGGACTCACACTTGTGGCCATAAGCCATTGCAGTTTTGGATGACGGTTTACTGCAAAGAAATGCTTGTTTAATCGCTCATTAGTGGCTATGACATAAAATTCTTGCAGTTCTCGTTGACCTTGCACACTGCTGCCCCACCGTATCATGAGATAGTTTGAAAACTTTTTACGTTCCTCGTCAGTGAGACTATCGTAAAAATCTCTGTTCTTGAGATCAAACTGCGCCATCTCATTTTGGATGCTGAGTTTATCCATTTTTTTTCATCTGGTTGATCATCAGCGCATGGGCATCTAATTTGGCTTTGAGTCGTCGGATCTCTATTTGGAGATCTTTGATTAACAACGATTGTTCTCTGTAGAGTTCTTCCAGTCGTTGTATCTCTGTGGATTGCTGTTTTTTAACGAGTTTGTTGGGGTCTACGGGCGGGCCGCTTTTTTCGTATTGTTCCATGTTGTTACCAGGCAAGATTGTAATTAACAATCTCACAGTTACGAGATATATCTTTGACAAAATAAATGCATTCCGGATCGTCGTCATCGCCCAATGGCACGGCCAACATCTGACCATTTTTAAGTTTTGGAGCATACCATGTGACTTCATGATAAACATCTACGATCTCTATGTCAAGAAAACTGGGGCGGAACGATGTCAAAGGATTGAATTGAAATACCTTGAAACCCCGATCATTGATAGATGTCAAGGGGAGTATTTCTAAATCTCCAAGATCAGGTTCACCAATCAACACTTGCCAATCCACTGGCATCTTGATAACTTTTTCACCAACTTGGAGCACCAGTGCAGGAGCCGAAAATGTTTCTAGAAATATCAATGGAATGTAATGATAATCAGGGTTGGCAGGATCACTGTTATCAAAGATAGCGAAACGCATATCATCTACTTCTTCGGGTAGATGATCGAGATCATAGGCTTGATTATCTAATGTGAGAATACGCAGAATTTTTCTCCTGGAGGATAAATAATGGTGCCGATCGCGTAGCGCCAACTACCACCGGCTCTAACAGTTGAAAAGGAACTATCAGCCATGTATTTACAGAACAAATATACTAAATGCTATTATAGTATCATCAAACAAGCAAAGTCAAGAGTTTTGTCCAAAGAAATCTATACTGAGCAACATCATATCATTCCTCGAAGTCTAGGAGGATCTAATGATCCCGAAAATCTAGTTAGATTGACAGCTAAAGAACATTTTATTTGTCACTTACTACTATCAAAAATGACCGAAGGACAAAATCAAAATAAGATGATTCATGCGCTTTGGTGTATGTCTATGCTAACTAACCGACAGAAAAAATATAAAATTAAAAGCCAAACATATTCAATACTAAAAGAAAAGTTGTCCTTAGTTAAAAAAACCCAAACTCCATGGAACAAAGGACTAATAGGCAAATACACACAATCAGAAGAATCAAATCAAAAAAGATCAGAAACAATGAAAGGTAGAACATCACCAAACAAAGGAAAATACGGGGAACTAAATTCTTTTTATGGAAAACAGCACTCAGAAAAAACTATAGAACAAATCAAAGAAAAAACAAAAGGGAGGGTTCCCTGGAATAAAGGTAAAAAAGGTTGTCAAGTTGCGTGGAATAAAGGGCTAAGAACAAAACCTATTTCCAATTAAGCTTTTCCATGGACATTGGGTATTGTGCTTCTTTATAAAAAACTTTTCTTTTCTGTAAATGTCGCTTGGCAAATTTGCAAGTACTAGTTATATCCCAGATTTGTACAAAATCTTTGTCGTTGGCTTTTCTTAAACCTCTACCTATACTTTGAATCACCCGAACAAAGCTTTTACCCGGTTCAATCATAACTATGTTAAACAATCTAGGCACATTGATTCCCACTGCTGCTACACCGTAAGTACATACTAAAATTTTACTGTCGGACTCCGATACTTCGTCATAATGTTCTTGCCTCTCTCCAGCTTTGGTAGCACCGCTGATGAATACTGCATTGTCTAATCTGGCCACAAGTTCTTGGCCGGCAGAGATACGATCCACCAGCACCAAAGTATTTCCGGTCTTGTTGACTTCTGCTATAACACGGGCCATGGTATCCAATCGACCCGACTCCTCTAGTAGGTATTTAAGCTCGCTCTGATAGTTATTGTATTCCACGTGATCTACCAACTGCACGATGTTGACATGGCACTGGGCCAGCACGCCGCGGTCTTGTAGCTCTGCAGCCGCTAACCGACTTACCACTGGACCTAGACTCACATGGATGGCTTGGAATTCAAAATCTTCTTTGGGAACAGTACCGGTCAATCCCCATCGGATCGGCACTTGCGACATCACGCCCGTGAGCAGGGTTTTCAATGCATCTGCTTTGGCCATGTGACAATTGGCAACTACCGCATCATTGGCGATATAGTTGTGATCATCTTTGACATGTAGGTTGTAAACTATGTCGGGTTTATTAATTTCTTTTCTGTGTACTAGCTTCATATAGATTTAAAAT